GACTGACTCAGGATTCACGATCTCTATTTCTATCGCGCCCTCCATCTCATCACCCATAGGGGCGACAGGAACTGGAGTTGCGAGAGGGCGATCTATAGCCATTTAGCCGTTCTTTCTAAACATTTGTGGTCTAGCTGCACCAGAACCCCTAGCTATTGTGGCCTTTCCTCCTGCGCTCATTTTTTTGGCATCTTCAATTTCTTTTCTTCTTCTACGCAGCTCTCTTTGCTCTGCCATGATGCTTTCTCTGGTCATACCAAAGGTGCCGGGAATGTTATCTGACGGCCTCGCCATGCGAACTTTAACGCCATCAACATCTGCTGTTCTGCCGGACTCGATTATTTTTCTAAGCTCTTCATCCTGCTTAGGATCTTTTAGCCTTGCAAAACTGGGTCTGTTGTCCTTCTTTTTGCCACTCTTCTTTTTTGTAGCGTCTGCTCCTTTAGCCATGTTTAGCCTCTGCCGCCGCGCTTACCACCTTTGGTAGACATCTTGGACTTCATAGTCCTGCCGCCCTTAAAATAGCCCTTAGTCTTAGGAACCATTCTACCAGCAGCCATCTTTCCCTCGTTATCAGCAAGAAAAAACGGAACCATTTCTCCATCTTTTTCAACCATAGGTAGTTTTTTGGCACTCTTGCCTCCAGCCATACCCATTTTGGTTCTACGACCACCGGCCATTCCCATCTTAGTCTTGCGACCTCCGGCCATGCCCATCTTGGTTTTTCTACCACCGGCCATACCCATTTTTGTTTTCCTGCCACCAGCCATCCCCATCTTGGTCTTCTTGCCTTTGGCGTATCCCTTAGTCTTCTTCCTCATCAGAGTCTCCTGCATATAGATTATCAAACACCTGATTGACATCTAATGTGTAATCAAGGTCTGACTTACTGTAATGGATGTGTTGAGATGGCCTGAAGTCAGGCGCACCCTCCCCTGTTTCAAACCACGCTGGGTGAGTGACTCTCACCCTGTTGTTGGGGAGTGCCACGATATTGCCAGTCCATTGACCGGCATCCAGCAATTCCAGCACATGAGACTGCTTGTGTTGAGCAGGATCATCCGCTATTTCATTGTCGGTGTAGTCCACGGTGAAATAATATTTCGCCGGATAGAACTCACCATCTATCTTTGCAAGCCAAGGTGTCGGCGTTGCCCGATCAAGAACATAAACACTGTGATCCCTAGAGCTACAATCCCAAGGCTGTGCAGCCCATGTAGGCATAGGTGTAGGCCATTCATCAAACGATGTATCGCCCACTAACCCAGTGATCGGCATTCTTGCCCACATAGCACCGCCATGAACATTAGGCTCGTTTTCATCATCATAAGTTTCTGCGCCGGTGAAGATCACCTGAAAGCTTAAACTGCGACAAGGCATTGTTGTGACAGCTATTGCCATCGCATGAAGAAACTCACCATGATATTTGGTGTGATTATGTGTGTATTCTTTTCTTACCCAGCATTTGAAATACGGGATGTTACTTTGCAAATATGCCATTAGTAGTAGCTGGCCTTCTTTGGATAGAAAGGCTCTTCCTCTTCATCACTTTTCAACCTTAAAAAACCACCTTGCCGAAATCTCAACAAGGCTTGGGTGGAGGAGTCCACAAGGTCATCGTGCTCTCCTGCCGGAAAAGCCGCGAACTCCTCTACCACTTCTTCTGCAAATCTTGTGTTTGGTTTCCACACAGTACCAGATGCAAATAGATCCGCAACTGCGTTAACCCTAGCTATTTTGTCATTTCCCCTTGACGGGGTGTATTCCGCGACAGGTATCCCCATAGCTCTAAGCTCAAATATCAGGGGTGTGCCAGCAGCCTTCGCTTCAACTATGCAAGCGTCTGGAAGCCAGTAATCATAGTATTCCTGTGCTTTTCTTTTCAGCTCTGGAAACTCTAATCTTTCCTTGAGCGCATCCAAAAGAATAATATTTGCTTGCGTGACTCCATCATCATCGGGTATATAAAACACCCCCCATGTGGTGCAAGCGGAATAGTCTGAGCGTTGTGTTTTTAAAAACGCCGTATCCCAAGACTGTATAACGAACTCACAAGGGGGTGGCGTGTCTTGTTCCCACTCCTTCCACCACTCCCTTTTCACCAGCGCACCCTCTTCTGACGTAGGGTTCTGCTGGTACTGGGCGTTCCATTTGGGAGCTGGTAGTTCGTTTCTCAACGATTCAAGTTCATCCAAAGGCCAGAACTCAGGCCATAAAGACTTACCTGACGGCATGATGGCTGGAAATTCAATCACCTCCCATTCATCGGTGCCAGACCGTTGAACGGATGATTTTATGATCTGTCCAGTCAAATCACGTTTGTGCCATCGAGTCATTACCACGATGATCGCCCCTCCCGGCTGAAGCCGTTGACGAGGCCCAGAAGTATACCATTCGTAAACTCTATCAAAGACGGATGGATCGGCACTCTGACCTTCCTGTTCGGAATGCGGATCATCAATGATCAGCAAGTCAGCACCTTTACCAGTAACAGCTCCCCCCACGCCTATAGCGAAGTATTCACCGCCCTGATTAGTACTCCAGCGTCCGGCAGCTTTTGAATCAGATCGTAAAGCCACGGATGGAAATATATTCTTGAAATCACCACTATCTACGAGGTTACGAACTTTCCTACCAAAGCCAACCGACAACTCGGCAGTGTGGGCTGTCTGGATAATCTTCTTCTCCGGGTATTTACCCAAGAACCAAGAAGGGAGCAGAAAGGATGCAAACTCAGATTTGGTATGTCTCGGTGGCATATTTATGATTAGCCGCTTCAACTCACCATCGGCTACACGCTGAAACGCATTAGCCATGATCTTATGGTGCCTACCCTCTATAAAAGCGGGCCACACAGATTTAACAAACCCCATGAAAGTCTCAATAGACTTCTCACGCTTCTCCGCTGATTCATATTGCTCCAGCAGATCAAGGATCTCTCTTTGCTCCTCCAACGGGAGAGATGGAAGACTCTTTAAAAGATCAGGATCTATTTTATCTGAAAGACTCATAAGATCTCATAGAACACTCCTAGTATAGAACGTTCTAGCTTAGGATAATCACCAGATGCCCGTCATCTAAAGGGCATCTAGAAAGTCATCAACTGGAGTGTTCTCAATGAGAATGTTCTCTAGTCAACTTTAGTGATTTTACCATACTGATGGTCTTGACAAAGTATGTCAAATTTTTTTAGAAATTTTTTTTGGGGGTAGGATTCCTAGGGCATTTACCTAGAAAAAAAGGGGTGGGTTGTGGGTTGTTAGGTGGTTAGTTAGAAAAAATAGTGATTTTTTGAGCGTTTTACTATGTATATGTATATATGTACGCCGCGCACGTACAGGGGGGTGGGGGTCATCTTGTCTACTATCATTCTTCCTAACAGTTTTACTTAGGAGCACCCCCAACAGATTTACTTAGCTGCAACTAACACATAACTATAGGCGCACAGCTAACAACTAATCTTAGCTGCAATGGATTTAGTGAAGTTCTTTCTGATCGTCTTCTAGTAAGTTTGCTATTCGTTGTTCTATTTCTGCGCTGATCTGATCGGTTGATTTTTGTTCGCTCGTTTCTAGCTTGTCAGTAAATAACGCTATTGTTTTTCCAAGTAGGTTAGCTGCCTGTAACTGAGCCGGTGAGGGTTCCTGTCCTGTTGTTGGATCTACATTTGTTTCTAACCATGCTCTTAGCTTACTCGTGACTCGTTCCTTATCGCTCACACTAGAGCGTATCAAAGCATCCTCTCGCGCCTTAATCAGCACCTGTACCCTTGCGGCTACCTGTGGGTCTCCCATTAGCCTAGATCCTTCCTGTTGTGCTGTCTCTGCCTTACCCTTACTGTCGTAAGCTTGCCTGTATGCTTCAGCGTATGTATTCCCGGCGGCTACGTGCCTAGCAAATGACATCATCTTGGGTGTTAGTTCTCTTTTCTTTTTCGGCATCTCTTTTTGATCCATGAAAGACGTTATCTATTCTGCCGGTCTTAGATCTTTTTTCACTCCCACAAATAACAGCACACAATTTTTTTTGATTAGTTTGTAATAACTTTTGAGTGCTGTCGTTTAAGTAGGTGAACGCAACAAAAAGAGGATCTGAAAATGATCAACACAAAAGACAACAGACCATTCACTCAAGACACTGCAATCAAACTCCATATGTCTGGGGAAGTAATAAATCCTTGGTATGAAAGCTTGATTAGTGACGCTGTAAAAATTAGAGATCGCAGGATCAAAAGAGAGCAGGAACAAAAAGAACGGTTTAAAGACCACGTAGTAAGAGAGGAACTAAGCATGGCAAACACAAAAAGAACGATCACAAGAAACGGACAATCTGTTAGCTGTTTCGGCAAGTGGAGATCAGACAGTAACGCAATGTGTGTCTGGAGCTTTGAGGATGGATTTGTTGACACTGGATGCTTCGCGGATGGTGCCGATACATGGGAGCAAGCAGTTGAAAAAATGACTGCCTACACTCAAAGAATCGGCGCGACATTGGATGAAATGCAAGCCTGTTAATAAAAAAATTTAAAAAAATAAAACCATATGAAACAACGACTTAACCATAAATCTCATTTGTCAAGTGATTTATTTGATGTGAGACACTTGTTATTAGTTGTTCATTGTGGCTTATAATAGGGCCACGGCGACGGGGAGCCGACTGAATCCCGCCACTCTAACAAGGTGAAGTGAGAACCCAAGCGGTCAGCACTGCCAGAGTGAACCTACCAGACGGGCAAATGTTCTGGAGCGTGAGAGCCAAGATCTGAAGTAAGACTCTTAGATAGCAACACTGGATCTAGCAAGCCACGCAAAGCCTAATCAGCTACCGAACTAAAGATGCGGTGAGGACTAGGGTTGAACGGATACATGAAGTACGACTCGGACGAGCAACACTGTGTAACCGGCCCGAAATCTGGACGCATCCCAACT